AGGTGACACGGGCTTGACTGGTCCGCAAGGTGACACGGGCTTGACTGGTGCTACTGGTCCTGCGGGCGACACTGGTCCTCAGGGGCCTGCTGGTGTTAAGGGTGACACGGGCGCTGATGGTGCTGATTCTGTCGTGCCTGGTCCGCAAGGTGACACGGGCTTGACTGGTCCTGCTGGGGCTGACGGGGCTGACGGGGCTGACGGTGCTACTGGTCCTCAGGGCGATACTGGTCCTGCTGGTGCTGATGGTGACGACGGTGCGCAGGGGATCCAGGGTGACACTGGGGACGCTGGTGCTGATGGTGCACAGGGGATCCAGGGTGTTAAGGGTGACACTGGGGACGCGGGTGCTGATGGTGTGCGTGGGGCTTTGTGGTCTACGGGCACTGGTGCCCCGTCGTTCCTTTTCGGGGACGAGTTGGGCGACCAGTATTTAGATACCTCTACGGGTGACGTTTACTCGTGTGATGGTGCTGCGTGGAATCTCGCCACTAACATCACTGGTCCTGCTGGTGCGGCAGGCGCAGCGGGTGCTGACGGTGCTGACGGTGCTGACGGTGCCGACGGGGCCGAGAATGCGCTTCCGCTTACAGGCGGGACGCTCACGGGTGGGCTGACAGGCACGACGATTAACGCCACAACGATTGAGGCAGTGACAAACCTTGAGGTGGACAACGACGACGGCAACGCCACTCTTTCGTTGCGTTCAGACAATGCGGCCGTTATTGCGTTCACAGAGAGCACGTCGCCCACAACATATAATGCTGGCATCTCTTCTAATGCTGCGTCCCCGTTCATTCTGTACAAGGGGCTTCCAGTTTTCGGGCAGGCTGTGCTCTCCGTGAACTCTAGCGGTGATGTGGATATGGGTGCTGCTACTTCGGTGGAGGTGCCTGATCCTACGGCTGATGCTCATGCGGCAACGAAAGAGTATGTGGACCAGGGGTTCGTGTTCCACGGGGCGACCGCTTCTACGGCTCGACCCACTGGCGTTTTACATGTCGTTTGGGTTGGGTCTGTTGAACCAACGAATGCTGACACTGACGACGACATTTGGATTGATACCGCATGAGGATTTGGAGAAGCTGACGTGACATCGTTTACCGACGACTTCAATCGTTCTGACGAAGATCTGACCGCTTCGTCCAACTGGGTCGACGGCTTGCAGGGCAGCTTTGGTGTCTCGCTGGCGCTGGAATCGAACCGTGTAAACGGTGGGCAGACCAATGGCTCCAGCGACGGCGCTGTGTGGGCGACGGCATGCGACACCGACGCCCAGTGGGCCGAGGGGCTGGTCTACTCGACCGATGCCAACGGCGGCTACACCGACATGGCCGTGTGCGTCAACGCTCTGGCGAGTGAGTTCACGGCGTACATGGGCATATTCGTCAACGATAACGGCACGCGCGGCATCGAGTTGTGGAAGGTGGTAGATGGGGACTGGGGCACGGTTCTCGCCTCCGACTCGTATGACGCCGTGGGTGAGACGCTCCGTATCGAGCACGACGGTTCTGGCGGTCTCACGCTCTACAGCGATGACGTCGAGCAGCTCAGCTACACCGACGGCGGCACGGCGCTCACGGGCGGCACGGTTGGGCTCCACGCGTGGAAAAACGGTTTTGGAGCATCGACCCACTTTGACGATTTCGCTGGCGGTGACATCGCTCCCGCTGGCGGCGGTCCAGCCACCTATGTTACTAAAGTTTACGGCGGGTCGTCCTGGGATGCTGCTGTCGTGAAAACGTACAACGGGTCGGCTATCGCTGCTACCCTGCTTGATTCAGGGACCAGCGACGTGTGGCACCCTGACGGCACGAATGTCGACGGGTTCACGACGGCGAGCGTGTCACCAGGGGCTGACGCTCTGCTGGTGCTGCTTCTCACGGTCATTGACTCTAACCAGGAGGATTTGATCCCTGGGTCAGTGGCGTCGTCTGGGTCTGGGCCTGCGTGGTCGACGGACGAATACTCTGATGATGCTGGTGGGGACTGGAGATCCTCATCGGCTGCATTTGCTGTTGAGACGGGTGGTAGCGATCCTGGAGCGTTCACGGTCACATGGACCGCTGGAGGCGACGACCCGTACGAAGTGGGATACTTCACGTACGCTTTGTGGGAGGTCACAGGGTACGACACGGACGCTCCCATTGTTGGTGGGGCGGCTAGTTCCGACCAGGCGGGCAACGGGCCTGTAACGCTGACTATGGATGCTACTCCGTCGGCTGACCAGTTGACGATTGCTCTGTGCTCCGCTGACCAGAACACATCTGATGGCTATTCGACGTTCGGGACAGGTACGGGCATCTGGATCGACACGGACATCCCTGGACTCAACGGTGGTGTCACTGGGTACCGCATTGGGTACTCTGCTGATGCCGATATCGACTGGTCGGACGTCCAGTCCACGCCCGATACGGTATATACGTCGGCACAGACGGCGTTGATTATCGCTCCTGGCGCTGGTTGGTCTGGTTCGGCCGTGCGGGGCTGACAATACGAGACTGTGAGGCTGAGGGGCTCTTATGATTCTACCTATAACTGAGGGCGAGTCTAAGGGCGAGCACGTTGTGCGTTTTATCGAGACGTTCCTGGTGCTCGGTAAGAGCCACCTGGGTGTGCCGTTTCTGCTGGAAGACTGGCAGAAGGACGTGATCCACGACATTTATCGTGTGGGCGATGACGGGAAGCGTAAGCATCGTGCCTATCTGCTGGGGTTGCCGCGCAAGAACGGTAAGAGCCAATTGGGTGCAGCGCTGGCGTTGTATCATCTGATTGCGGATACGGCTGATAGTGGGCCTGAGGTTTACAGCGCTGCGGGTGACCGTGAGCAGGCGCGTCTTGTGTTCACGGAAGCTAAGCGGATGGTGGAGGCTTCTCCTGAGCTTCTGGACGTGTGCACGGTGTACCGCAACGAGATCCTGTGCAACATTAACAACGGTAAGTACAAGGCTGTGTCGGCTGATGCGGGCCTACAGCAGGGGCTTAACCCTTCGTTCGTGATCGTTGACGAGTTGCACGTCCATAAGACTATGGATTTGTATGATGCGATGTCTATGGGTTCGGGCGCTCGTAACGAGCCTCTGATTTTGACGATTACCACGGCGGGCTTTGATTTGGAGTCTCCATTGGGGCGGCTCTATTCTCACGGCAAGCGTGTGCGTTCTGGCGAAGTAGACGACACCTTTATGGGCATGACGTGGTATGGTCCTGACGACGATGAGGAGTTTGACCCTCTGGACGAAGACAACTGGCGCAGGTGGAATCCTGCTACGTTCATCAACTACGATGACATGCGGGCTAACGCTCACCGCACACAGGGTAATGCTGCGTTCATCCGTTACCGTCTGAATGGTTGGACGGCTTCAGAGTCTGCGTGGCTTCCTAACGGGGTGTGGGCTAAGTGCGAGACTGACGGGGCGCTCGTGGACGGTGACGAGGTTGTGTTTGGCTTTGACGGTTCGTGGAAGGGTGACAGTACGGCGCTTGTGGCGTGTCGGCTGAGCGACCTTCATATCGAGGTTCTGGGGCACTGGGAGTGCCCACCAAACGATCCGCACTGGCGCACTCCTATTGAGGATGTGAAAGCGGTTATTCGTGACAACGCGCGACGGTTCAAGCTGCGCGAGTTGGCGGCTGACCCGTACCGTTTTGAGCAGTCGCTTATGGAGCTTGCTGAGGAGGGTATTCCGATTGTGGAGTATCCTACGAACGCTCCTGCTCGTATGATTCCTGCTACGACGGCGTTCTATTCGGCTGTGGTGGACGGTATACTGTCACATAACGGGGATCCTGCGTTGGCGCGTCACATGGGTAACGCTATTCTGAAGGAAGACGCTCGTGGTGGGCGTATCACCAAGGACCACAAGATGTCCAGTAAGAAAATTGACCTTGCCATTGCGGCTGTGATTGCTTATCATCGAGCGGTTGCGTATCGTGAGGACGAAGAGCCTGAGGCAAGGCTTATCCTGATCTAATGTCCGTGGAGGGCGCATGTTTGAGACTATCATGAGAGCCCTGCGGGGATCACCTGAGAAGCGTAGCTTTGACCTGAACGACGATCTGTTCTTCAGCAACTCTAAGGCTGGGCAGGTTGTTAATGAGGAGTCGGCGCTTTCTATCATGGCGGTGTACGCGTCTGTGCGTCTCATCTCTGAGGGTTTGGCGTCGCTTCCTATCGCTTCGTTTACGGAGACGGCTGGCGGGTGGAACACTGAGGCTGTTAAGCAACCTGAGTGGCTGACTACGGCTAATCTTGGGTTGGGCATGTCTACTCAGGATCTTATTTCACAGACTCTGGTTAGTCTGCTCCTGCGGGGTAACGCTTTCGTCTTCGTGGTGCGCGGGCAGTTTAATAAGGTCGTGGCGTTGGAGGTTATGGACCCTGACACTGTGACAGTTAAGCGTCAAGGTGCGTTTGTGGTCTACGAGGTGGGCGACGTGCGGTACACTACTGCTGAAGTTTTGCATGTGCGTGGTTTGACGCTCCCTGGTGCGCTTGAGGGTATCGACCCGATTACGTATGCGGCTTCTACGCTGGGCACGGGCCTGGCGGCACAGGAGTATGGATCTAGCTACTTTGAGAACGCTTCTCTTCCGTCAGGGTTCATCGGCGTGCCTGGTAACCTGTCTGAGGTCGGTGCGGACATGCTGCGGCGGTCCTGGGATCGTTTGCACAGCGGGCAGGAGAACGCGGGCTCTGTTGCGGTGCTGACTGAGGGCGCTGAGTTCCGTCCTCTCGCTCTGTCTCCTGAGCAGACGCAGTTTCTGGACGTGAAGCGGTTTACGGTGCAGGATATTGCTCGTTTGTTCGGCGTTCCTCCGCACTTGCTGGCTGATTCGTCTAACTCTACTTCGTGGGGCTCGGGCCTTGCGGAGCAGAACAGTGCGTATGCTAAGGCTACGCTGATTCCGTGGGCGTCTCGTTTGGAGCGTGCGTTTACGACGCTTCTGCGTTCTGAGGGTGGGCCTCGACAGAACCTGAAGTCGTCTGTGGTGATTAACCTTGACGGCTATGAGCGTGGTGCGTTCTCTGATCGTATCGACACGTATGCTGCTGGCATTGCGGCAGGTATTTATGATCCTAACGAGGTGCGTGGGTGGGAAGATCTCCCACCGCTGGACCACCATCACGGGGCTGCGGATCCTACCCCTTCTGCGCTTGTCCCTGGTGAGTCCACACCTGCTGACAGTTCTGGGGCACAGACTGACGATAATGATGAGCCTGAGGAGGGCTGACGATGACTGAATTGCGTACCACATTTGAGGTGCCTACCCTGCGGCATGCTGAGGAGCGTGCTGACGGGACGGGCTCGCTCGTTGCTGAGGGTTATGGCGTTGTCTATGACAAGCGTTCGCGTGACCTGGGCGGCTTCGTTGAGGAGGTCCGTTACGGATCTGCTGCGAAGACGGTGCAGGAAGCTGACGTGCGTGCGCTCGTAAATCACGATCCTAGCATGCTGCTTGGGCGTACGGGTGCGGGTACTCTGCGTCTGGAGGATCGTGAAGCGGGACTCTTCTACAGCATTGATCTCCCTGACACTACGCTGGGGCGTGACACGGCTAAGCTGCTTGAGCGTGGGGACTACCCTGGCTCCTCGTTCGGGTTCCGTGCTTTGGGTGACGAGTGGACTGAGACAGAGGATGGTCGTCCACTGCGTATCCTGACTGAGTTTGCGCTTCGTGACGTTGGGCCTGTGGCCTTCCCTGCATACGACGATTCTACTACGGGGCTTGCTTCGTTGGCTGCTAAGCGGTCTATGGATCTTGCTGAAGTTCGTGCGCTGGCTGATGAGGGCAACCTTATCGAGGCTGTGCGCCATGTTGTACCGACTGAGGACGAGGATGAGGGCCGCTGTGAGGCACCCTCTACCCTCTGGGTTCCTAAGCGGTATTTCTGAGTCGGGACATCTCACTTAGACGGGTTGCGGACTACCGCTAACTTAAACGTGATCTCACACCGTGTGGGATCCATTGATGTCCTGAGGAGGACTATTATCATGAACACACGTAAAGCATTTGAGGCGCGGCAGGCTGTCGTTGCTAAGTTGAACGCGGCGAACGACGAAGTTCGTAGCGAAGAGGGCCCGTCTGCTGAGCAGGCTTCGGCTATCGAGGCGCTGGAGACTGACCTTCGGTCGGCTACTGAGGCTATGGAAGCGGCTATTGTCGCTGACGAGGCTGACAAGCGTTTTGCTGATGCGTACGCTGCTTCGGGCTTCGTTCCTGTCGCTCGTGAAGAGCGGTCGGCTGCTGACGCTGAAGTTGCGCAGCTTGAGGCGTTCCGTGCGGGTGAAGTCCGTTCGGTCGATCTCATGCCGAATGAGGTTCGTTCGCTCGGTACTGGTGCCGCTGAGGGTGCCGATACGGTGCCGTCGAGCATCTACGGTCAGATCATTGCGGGCATCCGCGAGTTCAGCACCGTTTTGGCTGCTGGCGCTACTGTCGTGAACACGACTGGGGGCAACGAAATCAGCGTGCCTGGTCGTAACGCTTACCCTTCGGCTGCTCTCATCGCTGAGAAGGGTACGTATGGCAAGAGCAACGGCACTTACCAGGAGAACGCCGTTCTTCGTAGCTACAAGTACGGACTCATCAGCCAGGTTTCCAACGAGCTTCTCGCTGATTCTCAGTTCAACATTGCTAGCGAAGTTGCTACCCTTGGTGGGGAAGCAATCGGGCTGGGTATCGGCGCTGCGTTTATGAACGGTGACGGTTCGGACAAGCCTGAGGGCATTACCACGAAGGCTGCTGACGACACGTTTGCTGGCGCTGACGCTATCACTGCGGACGAATTGATTGATGTTGTTCATTCGCTGGGCCGCCCGTACCGTAACAACGCTGCGTTCATCATCAGTGATGATACCCTGAAGCTTATTCGTAAGCTCAAGGGCTCTGACGGGCAGTACATGTGGCAGGCTTCGCTTACCGCTGGTGAGCCCGATACCATCCTGGGCCACCCTGTCTACGTTGATGCTGAAATGGCTGCTCCTACCACTGGTAACAAGAGCGTCCTCTTCGGTGACATCAAGCGGGCATTCATGGTCCGTTTTGCTGGTGGAGTGAACGTCGCTCGTAGCGATGAGTACGGTTTCGACACCGACCTGGTGTCGTGGAAGTGGAGCACTCGTGTTGACTCCGCTATCGTGCTTCCTGAGGCGTACGTCCTCTGGGACCAGGCCTGATTTTAGGCTGATATTTGCGTGAGGGCGCATTGTTTGGGTCCGCCCCTTCCCTTCCTCTGGCTTTGGCTGGAGTGGGGCGGGCCCATCTTGGTAGGTAGCGCTGGAGCGCGTGGGGTTCGATTCCCTGTCCTACCACTGTTCTATTTGCCTGAGGAGGCTGTTATGAAAGTACGAGCATTGATGAACTTCGCTACTACGGGTGGCGGGTTTGAGGCTGACGAGGTTTACGAGATGCCTGAGAAGGCGGCGCGTGCGTTTGTCGCTTCGGGTCACATGGTTGCGGTTGAGGCTGTGAAGGCTGCTCCTAAGAAGACGGCTGCTAAGAAGGCTGCTGCTCGTAAGACGGTTGCGGTTGTCGAGACTGCTGCTACTGATCTCTGATTCTTGACGCTTAAGACGGAAAGGGGCCCCTGTGGCTATCTACACTGATTTGGCTACGGTGCGTGCGCTCCCTGGCTTGGAAGACGAAACAGAGTTTCCTGACTCGCTGCTGAACGATTGTATTGCTCGTGCGGACGAAATCGTCACGGACTACTGTGGCCCGTGGGCTCCTACGTCGATCTCTAAGCGTATGGCTGGCGGCTCGGGCTCTGTGTTCTCTACTCGTATCCCTGCGCTGCGCTCGGTGGATGCTTGCACGGTGGACGGTGACGTTCAGGACGTGGCTGCGTGGAGCGTCGATTTCTACGGGGACGTTTACGCTGACGTTTCGTTCTATGGTGCTACGCAGGTGGAGATTACTGTTACGGCTGGCATCGAGGATACGGCTCCTGTGCGTCTGGCTCATGCGGCTACGATCCTTGCTGGCTCTTACGCTACCGATTTCGACAGTGCGACTCCTGAGCGTGCGCTGGCGGTGCAGTCCGAGTTTGGGCAAATCCAACTGGCACAGGCGGGCGGGCGTCCTGATCGGCCGACGGCTTATCCTGACATCAACGCGGTTCTCAACCGCTTCCGTGGGGCGGTGAAGATCGGATGAGCACTGCTGTTGCGGTCAAGACTGCTCTTACTCAACTCTTGGGCGACTCTACTGGTGTGCAGGTTTCGTACGGCGATGACGTGCGGCAACCTCGTAAGGAGCGTATCTACTTTGGTGACATTGAGGTGTCTGAGGTGGCACCCGCAACGATGAGGGCCACGCGGGTTCGCACTGAGGAGAACTATACGCTATCTACCATCATCCTTGTAGATTCTAAGAAGGGCCAGGCTGCGTGTGAGACGCGGGCGTTTGAGCTTTTGGGTGCTATCGAGGATCTGCTTGCTACTGACCCTAAGTTGGCTACGGCGACGGTGGATCCTGGGATCCTGTTCCTGACTGTGGGAGCATTCTTGATGTCCACTTCTGTTGTGTCTGAGGGCGTCCACCGTACGTTGGTGGATGTCGAACTTCTAGTGAAAGCGCGTAACACATGATTCGTTTAACCTATGTTGGGCCTGTGAGCCCTGTGACCATCAATTTTGCTACGGGCAGGTCTTTTCTTGTCGCGCGTGGCGACACTCTGGAGCTTCTCCAGGGTGAAGCGGACTCCCTTGGCGGGCGTCCCGATTTCGTGGCGGCTGTTGAGGCTGCTGACGATGAAGATAATGCTGACTGCGGCAATCCCGTCGTGTCGGATGATGATGATAACGCCCATGAGGAGCGGTAAATGAGTTCAATTCTAGATCAAGCGGTCCTCTTTGGTGAGGAAGTCACTTACGGCACGGCGGTTGCGCTGACCCGTGGCTACGAGGCTAAGGCTGACGCGTGGAAGCGTACGCAAGAGCCTTTGGAGTCTGTGGGGATGCGCGCGGGTATGCAAACTGTCCGTTCGGATCGTCGTAAGCAAATCCTGATGGGTGCTGAGGGCGAGCTTTCGGATATCGACTTCCTGTCTAACGGCATGGGTATGATTCTTCAGAGCATGCTTGGCACTGTTGCTGGGCCTACGTCTGATGTTGTCACCTTGGCTACGGACGCTGGTAGCGATCCTAAGAGCTTCACGGTTCAGGTTCTGCGCGTTTCTGACGACGGCGTTGTCTTCCCGTTCACTTACACGGGTGCGGTTGTTACTTCGTGGAGCATCGCTCAGACTGTTGGCGACTTGTTGAAGCTGGGCTTGACGTTTGACGCTCAGAACGAGGTTACTGACGTTGCAGCGGGCACACCTACGTACCCTGCTGATGCTACTCCGTTCTGCTGGCCTGACGCTGCGGTTTCGATTGGTGGTTCACCTGTTGACAACGTTACCGATATCGAGTTCTCGGGCGATCTTGCTATGAAGACGGATCGTCGCTTCCTGAACGCTACGAACCTGAAGAAGGCTCCTCGTCGTTCGGGCACGCCGACCTACACTGGTTCAATCACTGGCGAGTTCCAGGATCTCACGGAGTTCAACCGTTACATTGCGGGCGACATCTTTGAGGTTGAGGCTGTGTGGACGGGTGCCGATTATTCGGGACCAGGGCCGACGGGTTTCAACACTCTTACCGTGACTGCTCCTGCGTGTCAGTACGACGGCGACTCACCTGTGTCGTCTATTAGCGAGTTGACTACGGCGTCGATGCCGTTTAAGATTCTGCATGATGGCACTAACCCTGCTATCACCATCACGATTGAGAGTGCTGATTCGGCTCTCTGATTTGGTGTGGGCTTGACGTTATCCCGTCCATGTGTTAGGCGTGGGCGGGATTTCGTCGTGTTCAGGGGCTGTGCTCCGTTCTGTAACTTGTGGAGGCGTTGTGGCTGTCGAACCTGTGGTGAAGATTGAGGGTCTTAAGGCTCTGAATAAGCATATACGCTCCCTGAAGGACGATGAGCTTAACGCTGCAATGAAGAAGGTTAACCATGATGCGGGAACGATTGTGTCCAAGTCGGGTAAGACTCGTGCGCCTACTGTGTCGGGTAAGCTGAAGGCTTCTATCAAGTCGTCTAAGAGTAAAGCCTATGTGCAGGTGCAGGTGGGCACGCGGGCAAAGACTCCGTATGCTGGGCCGATTCACTTTGGTTGGCGCAAGCGCAACATTCGTCCGAACAAGTTTATGTATAAGGCAATGCGGTCTTCGTGGCCGCGTGTCATTGATAAGTATGAAGAGGGTTTCGAGGCGGTCGTTCGACTGCTGGAGAAGGGTAACTAGGCTGGAGGGCCACAGAATTATGGATCTGAAGATTGACTTCAACACACTTACTATGGATGAGGCTGAGACGGTCGAGACTGTTTCGGGCATGGGACTGACTGCTTTGGGCGCTGCGTTCAACGACCCTGAGGCTCCTAAGATGGCGGCTATCAAGGCGCTTGCTGTGGTTGCGTACCGTCGTGAGAATGGCGGCACTGTGAAGGCTGCTATTAAGCACGTCGGTGAGATGCCGTTGACTGCGGTCACGGGCGGCGAAGATGCGGCGGTTGAGGTGACTGCGGGCGAGCACCCTACGGTCGAGAGCGGATCGTAAATCTAGCTCTCGTTTGCAGGCACTTCCGTATCTCTCTGGCTGATGCTAGGGGCTTGCGGGTGTTTGAGTTGGATGCGCTCGTTAAGCGGATCATCAAGGAACAAGAAGAAGAGAAGCGGCGTTCCAAACGTCGATAACCCTTAGGGAGATCCAGTGTCAAAGCCAATTACAATCAAGATCACTGGTGATGCTGACGGGCTGAAGAAGGCGCTTGGTGGGGCGTCCACTGAGCTAGATAAGTTTGGTACCGATACCGAGTCTATGTTTAGCGGGCTCGCTATCGGTGCTGGCGTTGCTGGTGTTGCGGTTGGTGCTGCGTTTGTTGCTGGCGTGAGCGAAGCTATGGAGGCTCAGGATTTCCAAGCTGGGCTGGACGCGCGCTGGGCTGCTACGGGCACTGACGCTGCGGGTTCTATTGGTGCTGCGGCGCAGGCTGCGTACCTGGATGGCTGGGATCGTGAGGCTGTGGGCGCTGGCATCGAGGCTGCGGTGTCTCTTGACCCGTCGTTGTCTGATAAGCTGGGCGATGATGCTGGCTCCCTCCTGGGCGGCGTTATTGATGCGTTCGACCTTGAGGGGCCGATTGTTGGTGAAGTACTTGGACAAGGGCTGGCTGACGGGACAATTGATACGTTTGAGGGCGGGCTGGATACGATCACAACGGCTATCTCTGGTCATTCTGCGGAGTGGAGCGAAGAGTTCCTTTCGGGTGTGCGCGAGTACGGGCCTGCTCTCTCTGAGGTAGGTATTGGTATTGAGGAGATCGCTGCTGCTACGGCTACGGCGACTTCTGCGTTTGAGGTTGACAAGCGCATGGATGCCATGAAGGAGTTTTACGCTATCATCACAACGGACTCCCCTCGCGCAATTAGTGCGATCGAGGAGCTTGGGTTTGCAGGGCAGGAGACTGTGGACATCATCGCTGCTGGTGGTGACGAGGCTGTTGCTAAGCAGGCTGAGGTAGCGCAGGCGTTGCTTGATATTGAGGATCCTGCTGAGCGTGCGCGGCTGGCTGCCGAGTTGTACGGCACAATGGTAGAAGATATGGATCTTGACTCTTTCTTGGAGGGTCAGGTCGATATGGAGAGCGGCTTTGAGACGGTGGAGGGCGCTGCTGGCACGGCTGGCGATATGGTGGCTGACACTCTGAGCGCTAAGTTCACGGCGTTTAAGCGTAACGTCATGGACAAGATTTCCAAGCCCATCCTGGAGCACATACTTCCTGCGTTTGAGAGGTTCTTAGGCGCTATGGAACCTGTCTTTGGCTTCATTCAGGATAACGCTGCGCCGATTGCGGGCGCTATGGGCGTGGTGGCTGTGGCTATCGGTACGGTGCTGATCCCGATTATCTGGGCTAAGGTGGCTGCGTGGACGGCGGCTGCGGTGGCTATGATTGCTGCTAACGCTCCTCTGATCCTGATTACAGTCGCTATTGCTGCGCTTGTCGCGGGCGTCATCTGGGTTGTACAAAATCTTGACATATTCAAGAACGTGATAGGCGCTGTGGCGTCATTCTTCTCGGACACTGTATGGCCTATGATCCAGACTGCGGTGGACGGGATCGTTGCTGCGTTCTGGTGGCTCGTGGATTCGGCTGTCATGGCCTGGGATGCGGTGTACGCTGCTATAGAGACTGCTATTGTGTGGATAACAGAGACGTTCACGGCGATCGTTGAGACTGTCACAGAGGTGTGGAACACCGTGTGGGAGACTACTGTAGAGGTTCTTACTGCCGTGTGGGACACGATTGTTGAGATCCTTGGGTTCATCCTTGAGTTGTGGTTGCTACAGTGGCAACTCATCTGGGAGGGCATTAAGCTTGTCTGGGAGGGCATCCAGGCTCTGGTGGAGCTAGCTATTGACGCTGTGCTGCTGTACATTGAGACGGCTATTGCAGTGTTCACTACTGCGTGGGATTTGGCGTGGGGCGCTATCGAGACTGCACTACAGGTTGTGTGGGACGCTATCGTTCTGATTGCCGAGACTGCTATCGACAAGTTGGTGACTGGCGTCGAGACTGTTATTAACGGGTTCCAAATTATCTGGGATACGGTGTGGGGTGCTATCTCTACCACGTTCCAAACTATCTGGGATGGCATTTACACGACTGTGGAGACGGTGTGGAACAAGGTTTCCACATTCATTGACACGGGTATCAGTAACGTTGTAGGGTTTGTTACGGCGATCCCTGGCGCTATCAAAGAGGCGGTGACGGGTGCGTTCGATCCTCTGAAGGAAGCGTTTAAGAGTGCTGTAAACTTTATCATTGACGGGTGGAACGGGCTTAGCTTCACCATTCCTGGGTTCGACCCTCCTGGGCCTGGCTCATTCCCTGACATCACAATCAGTACCCCTAATATCCCGCGGTTGGCTAAGGGAGGTGTCATTGACTCTGCAACGCTTGCTCTGGTTGGCGAAGGTGGCGAGACTGAGATTGTTACTCCTGAACGGCTCATGGGCGAGATTGTCCGTAAAGAGCTTAGGGCTGTGGGCGGTCACGGTGGCGCTACGATTGTGCAGAACTTTCACGGGTTCTCTACTGAGGAAGCTAAGCGGCTGGCTCGCGAGGGGACGGAGGAAGCGTTTGTGTCGCTTCAGAATCAAACTAGAAGGAACGTGACGGCATGACGGAAGTTAACCTAGACTACTTGTACCTGCACAACGCTGCTGACGATTCTACGTTCCTGACGTTCGATCTTGACGCGCTGGCTGAGACGACTTCCCGCAACGGGGCGATTCGGCAGTTGGCTAGCGGTAGGCGTCGTGCGGTGTTCTTGGAAGGTGTTACTACTACGTGGGCTGTGTCGCTCATGCAGGTGTCTCGTGCGGGTGTTGATGCGCTGAGGGAGTGGGCCAATGATGGCACGCTTCTGATGGCGCGTGACCCTCGCGGGCGTCTTGAGTGGGGTCACGTTCGGGCTCCGTCGTTCACTGAGATACCGCTTACGAACATTGCGGATGTCACCTTTACGTTTGAGGCTATCACGTTCACTGAAGAGGTGTGAGTATGTTGAATCCTATCGCTGCTCCGCGTGACGGGCTCACGGTTGACGAGGTGACTGCGTTGTTGCGTAGTCCTTCTGTGGCTGTGAGTTCGCATTTGGAGACTGTGGACCCTGACACGTTGGCTCCTATGGAGGATGTGTCAGACCTGTTGGAGGCTGGGTCTGTGTCGCGTGACAACTATGCTACGCTGCATGGCTCTTGCTCGTTGACGCTGACGGCTCCTCTGAGCACAAATACGCTCGTACGTCCATACATCGTTCTGTCTGACCGATATGGCGACACTAGCGCACGGTTCAATATGGGTGCATATTTTGTAACGTCTCCTGACAGACCGCTTGGTGGCGAGTCTACGGCTGCTAACGGGTTTGACAGGCTTATCATTCTGAACGATTTTGTGGGCGATTCGTATACGGTGGCTGCGGGTACTGCGTATCTGACGGCAATTGAAACTATCTTGACGGCGTTGGGTGTTACGGCGTCTATTGACCCTGCGGCTGCGGCTAAGACGCTCCCTAGTGCCCGTGTGTGGCCTATGGAGGATGGGCTTACGTGGCTGCACATCATCAATGGTCTGTTGGCTTCTGTCGGCTATCGTGCTATGTGGTCTGATGACTACGGGCATTTTACTACGGCTCCGTATGTTGCTCCTGGGGCTCGTGCTCCTGAGTGGGAGTATGATACGCGTGCGGATGACACGCTTGTCGGGCTGACTCGTAGCGTGAAGGCTGACACGTTCGGTGCGCCTAATCGGTGGATCTTCATTCGCGACATGCCTGCTGAGGGTGCTGCTGAGGACGGTGACGGGCGCTACGTGGTGGTGAACGAGTCTACGGGGCCTACGTCTGTTGCTGCGGTGGGGCGCACCATTACGCAGGTTACGCATTTGGAGGCGGCTTCACAGGCTGATCTTGTGGTGCAGGGTGACGCTCATGTTGATGCGTCTGCTAACACTCATAACATTTTGAGTATGGCGATTGAGCCTAATCCGTTGCACTGGCATTTCGATGTGGTGTCATACCTTGACCATGCGGACTCTAGTTTGCTTCCTAAGCAGGCTGTACGTTCGTGGTCTTTGGATTTGGTGACAGGGCTTATGGCGCAGACTTGGAGGGGTGTTTCATGATTACGATTCACGATTTGTTGCCTGCTGAGAAGTCGGTGTTTATGTTTGGTGAAGTTGAGGTTGTGTCTCCGTTGGAGGTGCGGGTTAATGGCGCAGATACTGCGTCTACGGGCTTTTTGTCGTTGAGTAGCTATACTCCTGTGTTAAATGATACGGTGATTATGGCGCGTGTTGGTAATAGTTGGATCATTCTTGGCGCTCTGTGAGTGTCGGACTAGGTAGGGAGTTTCCGTTATGGTGATGACGACAGTAGATATTGGGAACGTTGGCGGACTGCTACAGCACCAGCCTACGCACTCTGATATTGATATTACGACTGGCAGACTGTGGCACTTCGCTTACATCGGCAACTACGGACGTGAACCGTGGTACTCTGACGACAACGGTGCGACGTGGACGCAATCACCTTCTGACCTTCCTTCGTGGACGGGTGGCCCGGATTCGGCCACATTTATTGACAACGACGGTTGCTTGCACACGATCCAAGAGTACCACTTCCAGGCGAATACGTACGTCGCATGGTATGAGCTTAACGGCGCTGGCGACGAGTGGTTGCTTGTCGATAAGCATACGGTATCGGCGTGGAAAAACGATGCTAGCAACGCTTGGGTTACGGTTGCTGGGTACACCAAGTCTGACGGTTCGCGGCGCACGTTCGCTAGCACGGACCTTAACGATAAAGAGTATTTCCTTCGTTTTGATACGGATACGGCGGGGCTGTGGTCGGCTACGCAATTCTTCGGTCCTGGGACGAGCAGTTGCCTGGCACCTTCTCGGGTGTTCTTTGATGCGCTGGCTGACGGTAAGACTCCTGCTAGCGATTCGGCTGTGGGCGTGGGCCTTTCCCTGCGCTCAGGCGCTTACGTTAAGATCCCTGTTACGGGTTCGACATGGACGACGACACCCGCAACTAATTCGTGGGACACTACGTGTGTGTGGGGTGTGGGCGAAGCGTGGTTTCTGGTTGCAGATGGGTCTACCGTTGGTTATGCGGTGGAGCATCTGGATTACTCCACGATGACGACCAGCATTGTCACTACGGCTGCTAGTGGCACAATTCCGTTCTACCAGTATTCCAATAAGGCGTGTGAGCTTCCTGTATCTGTGGGTGTGCACTACAACGGTGTGTTGTATTTCTTTGTGTACGTGGACGAGGCCCAGCCTGTGTGGTCTGGCGAGTACACTGTTTCGGGTGGCACGTTCTCTGGCTGGGTGGAGGAGACGGATGCTGCCTGGGAGGAGAACAGTCGCTTCTACGGCGGGTTGTCGGTTATTGGGCCTGCGGGCGGCGCTGTCGTGCTGGTGCAAGCTCGCCACGACACTTCTGCTGTTGCTGCGTTGTATACGGAGCTAAATGCTCCTCCGTCTGCTCCTACGTGGAACACTGCTGCGGGGGCGCACGAGGTCACTGACACGCTCACGGTGGACTGGAACTTTATTGATGCTGATCCTGACGACTCTCAGACCGAGTTTAAGCTTCGTCGTGTTGTTGACGGTGGGCCGTCTGAATGGTGGAACGGCACTATTTGGACTACTGAGCAATGGGTTGTTTCGACGTCTACGAGTGTGGTTTATCCTGCTTCGTGGGCTACGCTGGGTGAGTCAATCTACTACTATGTGAACACTAAGGACGCTGCTGGGGTTGAGGGCACAGAGTCTGCGGGGTTGCAGATCACTGCTGCTACTAAGGCCAATCCTGTCCTCACGTACCCTACGGGCGATCCTACGATTAACACGGGGTCTATTACGGTTGAGTGGACGTGCACGGACCAGTCTGCGTACAGGTTGCGTCTGCTGTCCAGTCCTGGGGCTGCTGAGCTTTGGGATTCGGGCACGGTGGCGAGCGCTGGGGCGCGGGCTAAGACGATTGTGTATCTGCTTGTTGATGCTACCGATTATACGGTGGAGCTTACTACTACATCTGGTACGGCGCTTCTGTCGGATGTTCAGACTGAGGATTTCTCTACGAGCTTCATTCCTCCTGCGGTGGCTACGCTTGTGGTGACTGCTGACGACCCTGAGGATGGCTCTATTACGGTCACGGTGTCTAACAACACTGGTGTCACTGCGTTTGCTAATAACGAGTTGTTCCGTCGTGTGGCGGGCGAGTCTGAAAGTATCAGGCTTGCTGATGTGCTGGCTGAGGACGTGGTGTACGTGAACCGTACTGCGCGTTCAGATGTGGACTACGAGTATCAGATTTTGACGACGGGCGACAACCTGTCTACGAGCCTGAGCGCTTGGACCTGACATGTTGCACAGACTGACGTGGGATAAGAACTTCCCTCAGGATGAGATGGTGCGCGGATACTTGAGGCTTAACTGTCAAGAGCGTTTCGTTCCTCCGTTTACTCTGTCAGGCACTGTGACGCTGCACGAGGTTATGGACCCTGCTATTTTTTGAGGATGGTGTGCCTGCACACTACAGTCCAGGGTTCAACTTCCACCCTCATTATCCTAGCAACAATCAGAACACAGGGTGCGGTTTTGGGCGGGCGACTGACCCTACTACCGTGTTCAACTGGGCTGAGATGCACGAAGAGCCTGAGGGCCACAGCTACCGTGTGCGTACTGGATACGTGAAGCGCGACAAGTTCCCGCTGGCTGCGAGCCCTTATGATAGCCTTCCGCACCGTTTGCGTGTGGAGGTGTTGTCGTGGGGCTCGTATAAGGCGTACTGGGATGACGTGTTGTTTGCTGACATTGAGGAGAAGTCTCCTGTGTCGATTATGGCGAACGCTGCGGGCTATGCGTTTGGGCTGAGGCTTGACTTTCTGAGCTTTCGGCTCGGGGAGTTTTACGTTGACGATTTGAAGAAAGAGACTAGTATGTTTGTGGATATTGAGGCGCTGGCGGCACGGTATCGTGCTGCTGGCTTGACGGTGGACATCCTGCCAGGCGCTCACACGCGTGCTGCACGGATGTACGCAGGGTCTGGCTACCCTTCGGGAGGGCCGCGCATGCTGGACCGTCACCATACGGCACAGCCTACGAGCATGACAGATGCGCAGAGCATTGCGTACATGACGTACAATGCTCCGCACCCTGTCATTTGTAACACCTACCCACATCGTGACAGACCTGGGCATCTGACCATCTGCGCTGCTGGACCGTCGTACACGGCTGGCAAGGGCGGGCCTTTGGGCAACGTTCCTAAGGACCGTGGCAACCAGTATGGGTGGAGCATGGAAGCTCCTAACAACGGTGTCGGTGAGCCGTGGAGCAATCATTTGCAGAACACTATGGTGACGATGACTGCGGTGGAGTGCGAGTTCTTTGGGCTTGCTCCTACTCGCGACAATGTGCCTGCTCATTTCGAGTGGACTAGTCGCAAGATTGACCCTGCGGGCCCGTCGCGGTTCACGGGCGGGCGTAACGAGAAGTGGAATATGGGTGCGTTTCGTGCGGCGGTTGCTGTGCGTCAAGACGAGTTGTACGGCGCTGGAGCGCCAGAAAGAGAGTTGGAGATGCGTACTTGCTTCCCATTTCGGGTGGATTCACGGACGAGTCAGTGGCAGACCACGCTTAAGGCTGGCGAAGAGCGAGAGGTTTGGCTGACGCTCCCTCCTGGGGCTAAGGCTGCTGGCGTTAACGTTGTGATGCTCCCTAAGAGCACTAACAAGCCTGGCCTATGCACCATTTCGGGCACTAAGGGCTACAGCGGTGGGAACACTGTTAACTGGTCGTCTGGCAACGACAGGGCGCAGGGCTGGTGTATCACGACGGTCGGTGATGGTAAGAAGGTGTTTCTGACTTCCAACCGTGACGCCGATTTCGTGATCGACGTTACTGGTGTGTGGTGGAATTAGCACTTGGGGACCGCGGTGAAGGGGTGCGGCAACTCCAGATAGTGCTTCTGGCGACTGTGCCAGATTTGGTAGTAGACGGTGTGTACGGGATCCGTACAGAGCAGGCAAGGAGTCGGGCCAATGTTGAGTAGTGCGTTCTGTGGCGAGTTGTTGCCGTTCCTGCGTGCTGCGGCGGCGCTCACGCTGCTGCTATCGGCTGTCAGTCTGGTGCGGTTGCGTCGTGTGCTGCACACGGATTTTGGGCCTCACATTGTGTTTGTGGCTGGCTGGTCACTGGTGAATAGTGTGCTCATGTTCATGCTGTCGTTCCATATTGAGACGCTGGTTGTGTTTCAGGCGCTCAACGGTGCTACCGTGTGTCTGATAGGTGGCTGGGCTACGCTAGTAATGCGGATTTCTAGTAGGCTCCAGGCTGCGTCCTCGCGAGTGAAGGAAACTAATGAGCCATGACGGTCGCACTTGCAACGGTTCTAGTGGGCCTGACGACGGTAGTGTTAACAACGGGTTCGACGGTGTGGCACAGGCGCACAAGGGGGCCAGAGGCTCACGCACAGATTGTGAACGCTTCTACGGGGCTTCTGGAGCAGCTACAGACACGGATTGGGGTGCTGGAGACGCGCGTTGATCTGTTGGAGGCGGAGAACATTGAGCTTACTGAGACGGTGGCACGGTACTACTTTGTGTATGGTCCGCTGCCTGAGTGAGCAACTGGGCGGTTCGTAAAGACGTGGGTGGTATGACTAAGCGTACAGAGTTCTCTAACAATTCGATCACCTTCCACCCTGGCTGGCGTGGCGCTGGGCGGGGCTGGGTTGCTCTCTCTGGGCCTCCTGGCTCGGGCAAGGACACGCTCGCTAGCTACCTGGTGGGTGCTCACGGGTTTACTCGTGTGGCGTTTGCCGACCCTGTGCGGGAGATGGCGCTTGCTATTAACCCATACGTGCATGATGCGACCACTACACAGCGGCTGCGTTCGCTCGTGGACGTGCACGGCTGGGAAGGCAGCAAGCGCGAGTTCCCTGAGGTGCGCAGGTTGCTTCAGGTGATCGGCACAGACGCTGTGCGGGCACAGTCTCCCGATTTCTGGGTTGACCAGGCGCTGGCTACTGTTCGTGCGGTGCGTGGGCCTGTCGTGTTCACGGATACACGATTCTTGAACGAGGCTGAGCGCGTGGTGATGCTGGGCGGGATCTCTGTGAACATTGAGGGCCCGTCTGACCCGCACCCTGAGCACGAGTCTGAGGGCGGCCTGGCTGACTTCAAGCATACTGCTACCGTACACAATCCACGGGCTCCTAGGCTCGTACATCAACAAACCATGGCGCGGGCTGCTAGGAGTCTCGCCACCTATCTCCTGAAGGAGCTTGCATAATGCAGTCAATCCGAAACTTCCTGGCTAACGAACCCGTGCGGGTCTATGAGATCCTGGTGGCGCTCATGGCGCTTGTGGTGCTGGCAGTCCCTGACTTCCCTGTGGCGCTCGTGCTGGCCTTCCTGGTCCCTGTGTTGGGGCTTGGCGAAGTTGTGCGTAGCAAGGTCACGCCGTACGGGCACGTTGTTGACGATGAGCAATGAGCAAACGCGCTACCATTACCAATGTGGGAACGGGCATACTATGGCTACCCCGATTGCGGGTGAGCGTAAGTGTCGTGCGTGCGTGCATGGCGTTCCGTGTGATGGCGTGTTGAAACCAGTTAAGTGAGGATCTCCCCTCTGGGCTTTCGGGCCTGGAGGGGATCTTTGCGTTCTAAGGAAGGTTAATGCAAATGCAACGAGTTTGTGAGTGGTGCGGCGGTCCGAACGAGCGTCCTACTCAAGCTAGGTTCTGTAATAAACGCTGCGGTGAGGCGTCGTACAGGAGCAGGAACAGAGAGCACCTGAGGGCATACCATGCAGCGTGGAGGGAAGACAACTCAGCGTACGCGGAGTACCAGGCGGCGTACAGTGAGCGCAATGCTGAGTACAAGCGCAAACGAACTAAACAGTGGGCTGCTGCAAACCCTGCGCGCAAGCGGGAGGCTGACGCTGCGAGGAACGCTGCAAACCACG